ATGTAAAAAGGTCCTGTATCTACACCTAGTGTTCCAAATTGTATTGCTCCTGTCATCTTTTATGTTATTATTACTTGTTCATAATTACTACACTTAAGGTTTGAATTTTGAACCCTAATCGAAGTAGTTCCAGAAGGAAGAGATGTTAGATATCCAAAGAGGGATGTCAATATTGTTATTGAAATACCTGTTGCAAAAGGTGTTACAAAACCATCTACATTTGAATAAATATCTACAGGTCCAGAACATACCCCTGCTGAGGTTAATCTAACTATTGCATTAGTTGGTGCTGCCATATTATTATTTTATTTTATTTAAGGACAAATTCCTATAGGACTGAGTATATATCCATTACTATCTACTCTAGCACTGTATCTTGATGCGTTTGTATTAAGTTGTATTTTATAATACTGTCCATTACCTACAAATGGATTAGTTCCAGAAACGTTATTAAGTATTCTATCACCTACACTGAGTGTTCCTATTGATTGATGTTGTATATAACAAATAGAGTCTAGAGTTAAAAAGCAATTAATAGTTATAGGAGATGTATTACTAGATATTGCTCCTGGATCAATAGTACCACTACTAGGTGTAGTACTTGTTGTTGTAGTCACTGGTGTTATATAAGTTGCAGTAAGACCATTTAAGCTACAATCACATGTGGTGGTTGTAGTAGTAGTACTACTTGTACTAGATGTAGTTGTTGTACTTGTACTTGAAGAACTTGTACTAGTAGTTGTTGTTGAAACTACTATTACACCATCAAATACAAAGAGTTGATTAGCTGATTGCATTACATAAGATTGAAAGAATGGAGTTATCAATTCATCAATACAAGGATTGCATATATCATTTGGTTGATAGAAATTTCCATTTTGTACTATCTTATTTCCAAAATCCCAAGATCCTGATTTTAAGTTACTCATGGTTGCCTGTACAATAGCTCCAGCTTGAATAAGTAATTGACCAGATTGCGTAACGTTACCTACACTTATTGTAGAGTTTACAACAGGTAGTCCGTCTACAGTTATTATAAGATTTACAGTTCCTACAGTTGTTGGCGTATTAGTCTGTAATGTCCAATCAAATTTATAAGGAGGAGGAAGTGTTGTAGAAGTTGTTGTTGTTGATGTACTCGTACTAGTTGATGTACTAGTAGTAGTTGATGTACTACTTGATGAAGTAGTTGTAGTAGTTGGGCAATTAGTTGGTATGTCAATACAATTAGTACAGTCACCTACAGAACAAACTCTAATAATAGTTGCACCTATAGGAAGTGTTACCACATAGCCATCTTCTAAATCATTAGCTGGTACTTGTGTCTCGAAAGGAGAAGTATACCCATCTGCATCTGAAAATAAATCAAATGGTCCAGCAATGCCAGACGGAGGGATAGTTATGGTTATTTGTATTAACATATCTTATAGTGTTGTGTTTGTTTTATTGTAATAAAATATCTACATAATTAATGCACTTGCCATCAGCCTTAACTCTCACTGTAGTTGAGTAATCTGGTACAACAGAGCTAGTATATCCACTTAATAATAATGTTCTAGACACACCTGTTTCAAAAGGAATATCAAAATTATCTTTATTTGAATACAACTCAAAGTTATCAGCATCGCTGCCTGCAGTAGTTAATGTTAAAAGTACAGTCATAATTATGAACAGCAGTTATTGTTAATGGTTGTTATTTTGTTGTTTATATCAATTATTTGCGCTTTCATTGCAGCAATTTCTTGAGTATTTGTAACTTGTTGAACTTGTAATGCACAAAGAAGTTGATCAATTTTAGATAATGCAACATTTAATGTGTCACATGCTTCTATATTTGTACATGGAGTTGTGGGTCCATTATACACAACTGTGCTTGATAAAGGACCTTTTGTTCCACAAGAGTTTGAGGAGCAGTTGCAATTTGAAGTACATCCACAAGGACTATTTAGAACTACATCAGTGCAGCAAGGGTTTACAGGTAAGTATGCCATTTTGTTTTATTTTAAGGTATGTAAATTATATAATATGCTCCATATCCAGGTTGCCAGTTGCTATGACCTTGTCCACCACCTGTATCTGCTAGTGATACACCAACACTTAGTGTCTGAGTAACTTCACTTGTTAATCCATTTGTAGCTGGAGATGATGTTCCTCTTAGTCCGTATCCTAAATTACCACCAGTTGAATAACCTTGTCTTACTTGTTGGTTAGTTTGAACTGGATCTTGAGTGTTAGCAGTACCCAGTGAAACCATCTTGTGACTGTGAGTACTTGGAGTAAGACTAGAGGTTACAGTTGAAACGTGTGTATGTGGAGGTATTTGAGATGTTGTTAATGTTGCTCTGTAATCTCCACTAGTAGTACCTAAACTCCATTCTGGAACTTGTCCAAGAATTGGAACTACAGCTGGATCAAGACCACCTCCTCCAGGCATTGCAGTAGTAGTTGCTACAACAACTCTTCCCCTAAGGTCTGGAGTTCCATTAGCACCATTACATAAAAATATTCTATCCCATTCACCTATACCAGCACCTGATCCATCAAAATTACCTAGACTTCCAAAGTAAGGGGTAGCAGAAAACGGAACCATTCTGTTGTTAATTGCAGTTTGTTGTGGGTTACCATTTAAATAGTTTTCAATGTACGTATTTATATCTGAAATTGCAACAAAAGTATTATCTGCATATGTGATAAAATTATTTAATTGTAAAACTATTGCACAAACTTTATTAATTACAGCTTGAAGAACAGCCTGAGTATCTGTACTTGTAGTAGCTTGATCAGTAAGACCTGGAACTGAAATACAGTTTAACACATATGGCTCACTAGGTAGTTCTTCTTCAATAACACTTATAGTTGCTTCCACTTGACACAATGATTCAATTATAGCCTCTAAATAATTATTTAAAGATAAGGGATTACAATCATCTAAATTACTTTCAACAGTTGGACATATTATCGCTGGTGGAATTACAGGAAATATTCCTGTTCCATCAAGAGTTGATGATAAATAAGTTATTAGAGATTGTTCTACAAACGATAGAGAGTCTCCATGTTTTATTCCTAAGACAGGGACATCTACCCCTGTATATTTAACGCATTTGTCTGAAGATACTTCAGTACATCCGTTATAGCAATTTGAGCAGTTATTTGACATGATGTTTTATATTTTATATTTTAAGGTGTACAAGAGTTATTTAATGTATTGGTTAATCCTGCTTGGTAATATGTTTTACCATCACAGATTTGAGTTCTGAAACTACTTCCTCCAGGTTCTGTTATATATTCCATAGTATTTGTTTTAACAGTATATTGATTTACAGCTGCAGCATCCCACCATTGAATTCCTAACTGTTCAGCAATTTTATCTATTCTACAAACATAAAATACTGTACTACATGAATTTACTCCTGGTGTACCACTACAACATGCATTACCTTGGTCTGCTACAGGCATTGATCCTATAATACAGTTACCAGCAAAAAGTAGGCCTATTAATTTCTTAACACCGTTAAATTCAGAATATACAGCAGAACCTGAATCTCCTTGCAAACCTGGGTTAAAGCATCCTGGTTGTTGAGATGTATTATCATCATCACTTGGTCGAATTACAGCAATAATATCATTATAACCTACAGGTCCGAGCGAAGTTCCTACATTTGGTAAATTTACAGATCCTGCATTTACTTTTAGAAAACCACAGACTCCTTTACCTCTAGCTCCTGAAGTTCTTCCTGATGACCAAATCTGTGGATTAGAATTAAATATATCATCTAACTCAGCTGTTGTAGCAAATGGAGGGTTTTGATTATATACAACACTTTCAAGACCTATAGGTACCCAAGATGCATACTCTCCAGTACTAGGATTATTTACATTTTCAATATCTGTCCAATTTACAGAATATATTGCAGCATCCACTTGATTAACAAATCCTGAAGAAGCCAAGTAAATTGGAGCATATCTTACACTTATCCCCACTTCATTAACAGGTTGAGTATAACCACCAGCTGCCTCTGTAGCTTGATATATTCTATTTATTGGATCGTAATCATTTTCTACAGTAATTGCAACTAAATTTCTACCACTTGTGTATGTAGCATTTTCTATAGTTACATGATTATTAGTAAGTGCTACTATAGCTCCTGACGCTATATCTTGTACAAATGTTCCTAATGTACCAACACTTGGATAATTATTACCACTAGCCATTGTTATTCCTCCCCTTAGAGGTCTAGTAAATTGTCTGTTGGTAAATTGTCCAGAGTTAGATCCATTCCACCCCCCACAAGTTGTACAACTAAAAAGTTGAACTGGGGACTGTTGTATTATATCTATCTTAATAACTGTATCACCTACAGTAACTTCACTTGGTATCATTTCATCAGAAGATAACTCTTCAATTGGTTTCTTTTCAGTAACTCCAATTACAATAGCAGAATCT